TTTCATTTTAAGCTGACCTTGTAAGTCATACTTAATCTCTGCAAGTTTTTGTCTATTCATTGTATTCTCCTAACTATTAAATCTTCTTCTTCTGGATAAGACCATTTACTAGCCTGTTCTTCTGAAAGACTATTGTAAGTATATACATCTCTATAAAATGTAAATTCGTGTACTTGCCTAATCAATTCTATTTTTTGAATATCATCTTCAGAAAAGTATTTTGTATTTATGTAATTATTATTTTCAATCATTGTCATAAAATCACCAGATCCACCACAATAATCACATTCATCTTTGCCTTCATCTGTTTGCATTTGACCAGAGCCATTACAACATACACAAGTTTTACGATTTGTTTTTGCAGTCACAATAATTTCTGCAACTTTAGTTTTGAAAAGTATTTTCATACATCTAGTCATTGAACAACTCCTTTACAAAATAAAGTGTAAAACCAATCATTCCAATATGAACAATTAGTGTCAGTATATCATTTAACATTTAGTTTCTCCTGTAAGAATAACTTTACCTCTTTGGTAAGTTTGTTTTGTTGAAACCTCTTATCCATGAAGTCTTGATCTCTTTTAGTTAGACCAAGAATAATTTTTATTACTTCATCAGTAAGAGATATTGGGTTTGACAATCTATCAAAAAGTTTTTTCACATCTTTTTTCCAGACTGATCTATTTGAAGCTGTCAATAGATCAACAGCTTCAAAACTTCTTTCATTGTGTTTTACAAAAATAAAACAACTATCAACTATATCTTTGTCATTGATATAGCCATGATGGTAAGACCACTTATCCATTGTTCACTCCTTTGTAAAAGTTTGCGAATGGTAAATTAGAATAAGTGTTGTTAAGTGCTTCATCAATTCTACCTTGTGCAAATAACTTTTCTTGTTCTTCTAATTTTTCTTCGCACTCAATACTATCTGCAATTCTGTCCATAGCATTCAAATAATCAATGTATGTCCAATGTGCAGGTAAAGTTGGTCTTGATCCATAGTGGCTTTTATAACTATCTGAATAAGCATTTTTCAAAATGTCTATCTTAGAAAGTGTATTACCTTCTTCCATATGGATAGTGCTAATGCAGTCCATTAAAGACTGCATTCTTTTTGTGACTATAAGTTTACTCATTAATTAACACTCCCTTTTATTTTTGTGATGTTCCAGAATTTTTCTTTATAGAGAATTGACTTCTTTGCTCTCTCTATATTTTTTCTAGCTTCATCATGTGACCACACTTCATAAAAATCATTCCATTGATTTTCATTTTGAAGTTGTGCTTGATAAGTAAATAATCTTTCATATTCATTTGAAAGATCTTCCCATGCTTCTTTCTTTTCTTCTTTGGTGAAGCCAGACCAATCATAGTTTTCCATGTTGTACTCCTTTGTGTTTAACATAGTAATTTTCTATATGAATTTTATAGAAAATGCAAATTATTTTTATAATTATTTTTTGTCCAACTTTGACATTGATTTTAGACAATAAATCAGTAGAAATGTAGATGGAACACTTCTTTTTTTAAGAGTATATCCTCCTGCCCAGAAATTCAGTATTTCTGGGGTTTAACATTCACCCCTCACTTACTATAAATCTTCTTTTCGCAAAAATGAGGGGTGTTTTTATTTACCTAGTATGAATGTCTATCAGAACAGCTAGATTGCTCTGTATGGCTCTCTATTTGCCTTTTTTTGGGTATTCTGTGACTGAAATTACAGCAGATTTGATAATAACATGGCAAGAGCCTATTTCATCTCCACCAACCATACTTGCTATGTAGTATGCTGTATCATCAGCTTTTATTAATTTTCCAAATGCCTCACAGATGACAGGTTTGGTATTGAGTAATAGTTCTGGTTCATGCCATTCATTAGTCAATGACATATGATCGTAAAATTTAATATGAAGTATTTTTGACACGCAAGACCTTCTGTTTTGCTTTGAATGATTTTTGTTGCTTTCTTCTTCTTCGCTTACCAGATGATCTAGGTATTAGTTCTTGAATTAATGTTGATGTAGTTATTCCCATGATGATGATAGGGTGGGAAGATACCCACCCCTATTTTATTTTTTTTTCTTTTTCCTCATTTTGTTCTTCTTGGTCTTTTTCTTCTTCATTCCTCTGGAATGACCACCTGTGTGATATGGCATAGTAAACTCCCTTCTACTTTTTCTTTTTCTTCAGTATAGCATCTCTCAATGCCTTTGGAAGTTTCATCTGCTTTTTTGTCAGACCTTTTGTTTTTTTTCCACTATGTTTCGGCATTAGTGTAGTACCCAATGGTGTAGCATTACAACAACAACTACTACTGCTAATACTTTAACCCATGATTTAAGTTTCATAAAATCCTCAAACCAATCTTTCATCATATCTAACATACCTTACCCCTCTCTATTTTTCTCGTGCTACTTTATTTTTTCGTTCATAAGATCTGCTAAAGCCGAGTCCTAGCATTCCGAGAATTATAGGCATGACTTCCGAAGTATTCAAGTTTGGAATTTCTATATCTTTTCCAATTATTTTTAAAGTCATTAGAATAAAAGGTTGAAGTATATAAGAATAAAATAAAATCCCTACTATCAACCACCCTGTAGCAGGTCGCCAACCAGAAACAAAAACAGATTTGTGTCCTGCTTCTACTTTATTGATCTCCATTTGTTTTGTTTGAAGATCGTTTTCTAATTGTTTTAATTTTATTTTTGCATTGTCTTTTTCTTCTTGTGAAGTGTGTAAAGAGTCAATGATACCACCAACATTTTTTACAAGATCTCCACCTAATAAATTACTTAACATTACACATCTCTCATTCTAGCTGATAGTTCAGTTATTCTATTTACTAAACCTCTGACATCTGACTTACCCATTTTGCTGTCTAAAAGTTCTTCAGAAGCTAATACATAGTCTTTATCTAATAATGCTTGTTTACACCTCTTGAAGCCTTGTAGTCGTGGTAAACCAATCCAAAAACAAAGATGTACGCAAACTTCAAATGCTTCTGGCTCTATAGTTGCAGGATCAATAAATTTTTTTGTATCTTCTATTGCATTGGATAAATCTTTATCAAAGATTGCTAATACTTCTTCATTGTTCAATGGTTTATCTCTATTTAGTAAATCTTGTTCATTATCTCTAATCATATGACCGACTCCTATAGTCCAGAGATTTGAACTGCATTTATACTTCTCATATCTAACACCTTCCCATCTGGTGATATCTTTTGCCAATCTTTCTCTATTCATTAGTTGC